TCAGTTATAATTATTTTCTTTTTACTTTTACGTTCAAAAACCCCAATAGTCTTCCAAGTTCTATCATCAACCCTTTCGATCTCACCTTTAAATCCTTCATAATATGGCTTTGGCTCTCTGAAGCCTTTACCATTAAGATGCTGAGTCTGACAATGGGTAATGTCAGATAACTTTCTTGGTAAAATGTTACATGCAAATCCGACTGCGATACCTTGAGTTGGGTTAAGCAAGATGGTAGGAACTATGGGTAAGAAATACTCTGGTTCTTTTTCTGTATCGTCATAGTTTTGCTTCATGCTTATCAAATCACGATCAACATCTAAAAGATTGTAGAACTGTTCTGAAAGCTTAACAGAGACGTATCTGGCAGCACCAATACCATTACCTGGACCTGTAATACGAGAACCAAATGCACCTTTACCTTCAAACCAACACACATTGTTCGCACCAGCAAAAGGTTGAGCACATCCGGATATAGTTTGCTCCAAGGATGTATTTCCATGAGGATGTAACGCCATTGTAACGCCTGCTAACTTTGAAACCTTTATCCATTCATTTTGCTTCGATTTGGTTGCACACCATAAGGATCTTCTAAGACTAGGTTTCATCCCATCTATAACTGATGGGATTGCACGATGTTCTAAAACATAAAAAGAATAATCTCTATATTGGGTGTTTATTATTTCTTTTATGGATTTGTGTTGGGACATTATAACCTCATATATAAATACCATGTAGATGAAGATACATATTATATATCAACTTGAAGGAGTTATCAAGTGAGAAAATTAGACGAAAGAACTGTCACAGAAAAATTAGAAAAATTAAATATAAAACTTTTAGAGCCGTATGTTAGAGCAAGTCGATACAAAACAAAATTATTACATGTACCATCAAATACAGAATTCAGAGAGAATATAACATCAGTTTTATCCATATCATTCAGAGAAAAACTAATTCAAAAATGCAAAGAAAAGAAAATAAATTTGTTGACTCATATAGAAGATATAATTTATGGGTTAAAATTTAAAGTTCAGTGTCAAATAGATGGCTATCAATGGTATACTACTGTACATCAATTATTATACAGAAACAAAGGGTGTCATCAATGTGGAGGGTCTTTAAAATTAACAAATGAAAAAGTAGATCAAAAATTAAAAGAAAATAATAGAAAAATAAAAAGAATAGAAAATTATATTAATGCAGATACAAAAATTCAATGGGAATGTTTAGTAGATGGATATAGATGGAAAGCTAAACCGACTGATGTATTAAACTATAACAATGGATGTCCAAAATGTGCAAATAAGCATCCATTAACAAATAAAGAAATTGATATGAGGCTTCAAAATACTGATTTAGTAAGAATCGATACCATTACTGAATCATCTTTGCCTATAAACTTTAAATGCAAACGACATAAACATAAAATTTATAAGTCCCCCCGAGAAATATACAATAAACCAATATGCCCATATTGTAAAAATAAAAAAGAATATGAAATAAAAACATTCTTAGAAAATAATATAGCATATTCGTTATTCGTACATCAATATATGATAAAAGAATCATATATACCAAATTATTATTTAATAGATTTTTATTTGGAATTGGAAGATGAAAAATATTTTATAGAATATAATGGACCCCACCACTATAGACCCGTTAGATATAATTCAGAACCATTGTCAAAAGCACAAATTAATCATAAAAAGCAAAAAATTAGAGATTCTCATGTTAGGCGTTATTGCTCAGAAAATAATATAAAATTATTGGAAATTCCATATTGGTTAACAGACAATGATATTTATTCATTAATAAAAGAAAAAATATCAATTATGGTACTATAAATCCTCCTGGTAAAGAAGTATTACACTCTCCACCTAAACTAAAATTTGGCAGATCAAAGTCTTCGACCCTCTCAGATCTTGGGGGTGGCAGTAGACCTTTCTTTATGCAATGTTTCTTCCACATTTCATTGAGTGTTGGTTCTCTTACTTTCATAGGATGCCATCTTTCAAGAAGGTCTTGTACGATACCATTACTCATAACAACTCCAGTGATGGTGAATGCCTATATCCATTTTGGATACAAACAGATATACATTCTAATGGATTTTCTTTAGATTCCAAGAAGATTTTGTCTTTTGATAGCTTATATCGTTCTACAAACTCATCAATTTGTTCAATATTATCATTGTAATCAAATATAACAACCCAACTTTTGTGTTCAAAATGAGTCCATTCAACACCTTTCTGTCGTGAACTACGATGATTTGTCAATTGTGCAACTAAAGGGAAACCTTTGACTACTTCAAGATTGGGACGAATATTAATATGAGAACGTTTGATCCAATCTGATATCTCTGGTTCAACTGGCATGGTTCCATTTGTTTCAATTTCATACGTTAAAGATCGTTGATCAAACTGCTCACTACTCAAACGTATAGCTTTAGCAACCTCAAGCTGCCAGAGTAATGGCTCACCTCCACAAAAGATAACATTATTAAATTCACGATGTTCATTAAGCTTAAAAACTTTTGTAAAAAATTGTTCAGTATCTTTGAACGTTACTCTATTAGGTTTTTCTGGTAGATTGTTATTCTTTCTCCTCGCTGCCATTTTAAGTTCATGGCTTGTATAATAATATTCACTGAATTTTTCTGCTGATAAAAGGTTGTTCCCAAAGTATCTGATATTCAAAGATACTTTTCCAACATTTGGACCACCAGTTTGAATCGTTATACGAGGCATCTCAGCCAAATAAATAGATTTGTCCCCAACTTCTGATTGAGGACCAAATTGTCGTTTCATTAATTCGTCACTAAGCAAGTGTTCTAACATCCTGACCCCATTTTTGATACTTTCAATTTTGTTAATCCAATCTTTCCACTAAGAAGATTTTCATTTATTATCTCCAATGGAATTGTTTTTACACCAAGAAGTAATGCTAAATCATTGATATCTTTAGGATATTCACCATTCTCAAATCTGTATTTCTTTGGCATGATAAAGCAAGTTTCACCTTCTTCAAGAAGTCTGCAAGCCCTTTCATACCCAGTTTTATCAACCCATGGAGAATCAAGAACCCACACTCTATCTTCGTATGTCTCTTTTATGAAATCTGCTTTCTCTCCAGAGACATTTGCGTTGCAAAGAGCAATAGCATTTTCAATAAAAAGACAATCTAATATACCTTCACACACATAGACAGTTCTATTTGGGCTAACTTGATGGACACGATATATTTTTTCGTCTGGCAACTCAAAGTTTTCAAACGTGGCAAAGAGATATTTAGTATCTAATCTTTGTTGATCTGGTTCTGGGTGTATGTCACGAGATTGAAAATTATAATACTTCCCATCTTTGGTTTTGAATGGGATAATTACACGCCAAATATACGCTTTCAGCTTTCCAGAACCACGATAGCAGAAAAGAAATTCATTGATGAAGTGGTCTGGAATATTACGCTTCTTCATTTTGTTATAAGCATAACGTCTAAACTTTTCTTTCTTTGGATCTTCTTGAACTTCTCCCAATGGAAAACAATTTTCTTTAAAATACTCCTCTAAATACTCATGGATTTCATCTGAAGGCTCACGTTTCTTTCTTTCGCTCGTAGATTTTTTAAATATCGAACCAGATTTTATCTGATCAAAACATAACATTTTTAAATTTTGAGCTTCTTCTGGAAAGAACTCTTCCAACATCTTTTCAAAATTTGTATTGTATCCACAATTATGACAATGGACTGCCCAATGGCTTGTATTTTCTAAACAATACAGTCTAGCTTTAGATTTCTTTCTCTGGCTATCACCACACTTAGGACAACGCCCACGCAAGACCATTCGACCTGGATTCTTGGTGGGCGTTGTCGCATTGAGAATAACCGATTTAAATATACCTTCGACTAAATGTGCTGGATATTTCATAGCTTATCCATTATAACACAAATTTAATATCAGTCTAGGATGATCTTTTTAGAGAATTTAAATTTATGTACTATATTATAATCTTTCTTTTCACCATGTTTAAGAACTGAGATTTTCTCAGACATGATTTCATCGATTTCTTCTAGAGGTTCTATTAGATCCCAATTTTTTAGAAGCTGAACAATAGTCTTGAGTCGAAGTCTATCGACATTATCAAAATTTGTTTCTCTATCAAACAATGGAAACAATTCTTTAAAGTGTACTATTGTATAGACTCCTTCTTGACTAGTTTCAATACAATAACACGATGGATAAAAATTCTTGGTTTTTGAATTCTTAATTCCAATTCTTTCTAGAGTCTCTCGGACTACAGAAAAATCTTCTTTTAAACGAACTTTAATACCGGACATATTTTCCTCACTTCTTTTTCTTGGATACCATTCCACCAAATTTATCTTTGATAGATTCTGCCCATTCTTCACCCATCACATGTATATACTCAATGGCTTGAGTTTGGGAGCATTCAAAATATTCAGCAACAAAAGAGCTAAGCTCATGCTTTACTTCAGATTTATTTTTAATCCACTTATAAAAACGCTTATCAGTTGGAACTAAGTATATAAGAGCAGTGTATAGTTGCTTCTTTGTCATAGTCCCTTGATACTTATTAAAAAAGTTTGCAATTGGAACGTCAGCTTCTTTCATTGAAAGTGTTTGCAATATCATATAAGAATTCCATGAAGATTGATTCTCTTCTGAATCCAAAAGCGTTCCAGTTTTATGCTTTCTAATATCATCTACAAAATCAAACAGTGACAAAGATTTCTTTGGAGTTTCAACCTTATCATCTTGTTCATCAAGATCAAAGACAACTTCTTTACCTCTAAAAGCTGAAACAATATCTGTTTGTTTGAAATCACTCTTCTTTGTTGTCTTCTTGCGTTTCGCCATTTTCACTTTCTCCACGAATAATTGGCTTTCCATCAGGCCCGCTCAATATTTTCTTATCATTAACGTTGGCGACATTACCAGACCCATCAAGTATACCAGGCTTTGGCTTTTCTTCTGGAGGCTCAACTTCTGGGATATGTTGTCTGATACTTTCCATAATCTTACCAGGAGTATCAGTGAAAATTGGACCGTCCATAACATAATGTTTGAACTCTTCATCAGACATTCCATCAGTCATCATTGGAATCAATCGATACCAGACTTCCCATTCCATGAGTGTAGCTTCCATAGCAACCATTAATGCTGCCATGTCATCCATTCTCTGCTGGATCATTTTTCTTGTCAAGTTCTTTTCATTTGGCTTTTTGCGAAATGCACTATTACCCATTAATTTCTCCTTCTTGAGACTTCAATTTGATTCCAGCATCAATGTTAGATTCGCCCATTCTCAATGATACGTCAGGATTTGCTGCTTGTGGTTTTGAATCTTCCACTTCAATACCAGTTTCAGCTACTGTCTGCTTAAATTCTTCTTGCATCTGAGCAATCTGTTCTGCTGTTAATACATCACCTTCAATTTGACTGAGATCATCTTCTGGAACCCATGCAGCATCTCCAGCCGCTTCTTCATATATTGATGCTTCAGAATTTCCACCAACTACTTGAGTATCTTCAGTTACTGCACCAACTTTTTGTATTAATTCAAGTTGTTCAGCACTTAGCTGGTTTGTGGGGCCTTCTGGACCAATAGCTCTTGTTTGATTTAAGTTTTGTCCTGTAGCTGCGTTAACTCTAGGATTAGCTCCTTCGTCAGCCCCATGACGGGTTGGATGTGCCCCGAGGGCAGAAACAATCTGAGCTTGTTCAGAAGTGAGAGTATCATCAACTTGACCTTGCGGAGTATAGTCATTTTGTTGAAACGCGGCAGTACGCACCGCCCTGGCGTCATTTGGATTAATTGGCTGACGTTGAACTGGTCTTGGCTGTGCAGGAGGGGTTTGTTGCACCGGAGCTTGGGCTTGAGCACTCTCATTTAAAGGTTTAGCTGGTTGTTGGGGTTGCTGTTCTTGAGCAGTTGGGGCTTCAACCATTGACGAAACATCAGTAACTTCATTTGGTGTCATGTCAATTGGGCGTCTTGGAAGTGAGATATTTCTGGCAGGACGACCACCATTCATTGGCATGAAAGAATACAATGGCAATGCACGCTTAGTCTGCCAAGCAATATCAATATTGTACATAAGCATATCAAGATCATATACATATAGAGAATGCTGAATTTGGTTTGCAACCTGAGGATTCATGGTCCTCAGAATAATCTGGCGTGCATGATTTTCATCAAGTGCCTTGATTATATAAGTATTCATAATTCCACGAGGTAAACTTCTTACTGTCGTGGAGTCTGTTGTGTCAATAACTACAAAAAAGAATCTAGGTTCCATCATTTTGCTCCTAAGCCATATTTTAATACGTTCTATTATACCAAAGTTTCTAAAATATATTCTATCATTTTTAAATTGCACACGAACTTACCCCCTTAGCGTCTGAATAATCTCAATCAAACATGCTACAAAATTAAGTTCACGATTAGCGTGACTGGAATTTTGATACTGATAATTCGCCAATAGAACGATAATTTCTCCGCCCTTCTCAGCATTTGTCGTCAAAGTTTTAATATTTTCATATAATGCATTATATAGACTATCATAATCTATACCTGCACTTAAGATTTCTTCACGAATTTTTCTTACAGAATGCTCTTTAACATAAGTTAAGAATTTTTCTAGGGTCTTCTTTTCTGCTCCAGACTCAACGAAAGAGAAAGTTCCATCTCTACAGCAACGCTGGAGATTATTAATTGTTGATCGAATATCAGGATAATATGTTTTAACTAGAATTCCAAGATCTTCTTTTGCTTTTGCATCTAGCTGAATTCCCTTTGAACTCATAATCTGCCAACAACGTTTAGCAATATCATTCTTGCTTGCACCTTTGAATTTGAAAGTTTGAAAACGAGAACGAACTGGTTCTAATAACTTAGTCTCATAGTTTGCAGTCAATATAAATCGACATGTTTTTGCATATTGTTCCGTGACTGCACGCAAAATTTTCTGAGCGTCCAACGTAAGACCATCAGCCTCATCAAGAATAACAATCTTTAAATCAGCAAATGATGCCACAGAGCAGAAATCTTGAACTTTATTTCTGATAGTATCCATACCACGTTCATCAGAAGCGTTGATATAAAGATATCCATCTTCTCCAGCAATATCTTTAGCTAAAATTTTTGCAGTTGTGGTCTTTCCAGTACCTGCAGTACCTAGAAATAGAAGATGGGGAATAGAACGAGAATCAATATACTCGTTCATCTTCCCAACTAAATCTTCTGCACCAATTACGTCTTCTACTTTCTGGGGGCGATATTCTTCAACCCATGGGTAGTTTAAATCTTCCATAACTTAACGAACTCCATTTTTTATCATGATGATTTGATCATCTTAGAGATATAGTATACAGTAGAATTGAACTTATCTTCAGTTTCTACCATACATACTCTATCACCAAAACTTAGCTTCACTGATTCGTGCTTTGGACTTAACACCATCTGCATAATTTCCTTCTTGTAAGGAATATTAAAATCTTCAGACACTGTTGTATCAAGCTCAACTTGATAGCTATTTACTGCAACACTCTTATTACGAATAGTTGCACGAACAGTATTTGCAGTTTGATCACCTTCAACAATGATACATTCTTCATTGCTCAAAACGCTCATTGCTTTGGTAAACTTAGTGAACTTATCGTCATAATCAAAGCTTGCGAACCAATTAGAACCAGAGAATGGTTTATTGAATTCTTTAATCAAATCTGGATCAGCAGTCTGATAAATGATTTTTGATTTTCCTTGGGAAAGCTTGAGTTCTTTCGTCTCTTCATCAAACTCAAAGACTACTTCTCCATCATCAAAGAGCGAGAACAGATTTACAAATTCTCCAATTCTTAAAATTCCAATCTTGCAGCCATCATCAGAATCTACAGTGAAATCTTTGAATAATTCTTTGTAGTCTGATTTAATAACAGTTCCTACACTATTATTAATTGCATTAATTTTAGCCCCAACAGTATCATCTTCTACTGTAATGTTTAAGACAATACCATTTTCACCCATAATTAGTCCAAAGTTCTTAAGTGGATTTACAAAATTATCCAACTCAGACTTACTAGCAAACTTACCTTTCATAATTTAAACTCCCAATAACGTGGTTTCGACTTCTATTATAGCATAGAACTTTTTGATTCCAAGAAGTTTATTGCTCCTTAAGCCATTCTTTTCTTGCATTACTATCATCACCAAAAATTAAATGTAATATTTCTTTTGACTCTTTACCTTTGTCAGTTTTTATTTTTACTAAGTTTGGGTTTTCATTAATCATATAATCCCAAGCTTCGCGTCCACAAGAACCAAGTCCCTTAAAATAAGAAATCTCATATCCTCCAAGTTGTTTACCCTTCGCCCATTCTTCAAATTGGGCTTTATCATAAAAATATTCAGTTTTCTTTGTTTTCTTATGAATGGATTCATAAAGAGGAGTTTCCAAAATATATACAGAACCTTCATCAAATAACTCAGGCCAATATTTGTAAAAGAAATTAATCAACAAACAACGAATAGAATATCCATCCATATCTTGGTCAGTTGCAATGATAATCTTACCATAAGATAATGTACTATTAACAACTTTTCCTTGTGCATTTCTCTTGAATGGGCTCTCTCCTAGTTTCAATCCAAGTGCGGCAATAATTGACTGCAATTCTTTATTATCAATAACTGATTTGATATTGGCACCTTGAACATTCATGATCTTACCACGAAGAGGGAGACCTGCCATTGTTTTGGCATCACGAACCGTAGCTAAGTTTGAAATTGCTGAGTCACCTTCAGTAATGTAAATACTACATTTACTTCTATCTTTTGACGAACATTCAATTAGCTTTGGTATACGCTTCTTGTCTAACGTCTTTTGCTTCTTTCTAATATCAGCCATAAGCTTTTTATCAAGACGTTCAGATACAATCTCTATCGTTGCTTCTTTTAACTTTGTAAGAGAATTGGATATTATTCCAATTTTCCTTTGTGTCAGTTTATTTTCAAAAAATGCTGCTACTTCTTTTTTATCATTAACAAATTTTTCTTTTGTTTGACCTTCAAACTGAGGAGCATTCCAATTTAAGAACATTATAACAAACATGTTTTTAGCAACATCTGCTGGGTTTACGTCAATCTTACTTTCTTTCTTGATGCGATCACGAATGTCGTATGTGAAAGTTTCTTTAATGAAATCAATATGGCTTCCACCACGCCATGTGTCAGCACCATTGACATTGCTGTATTGTTCGAATTGTTCAGTGTGTTCGTTGTAGCAGACTGCTAAACGAACTCCATTCTTGGAATCTTCAAAAATATTGTATTCGTGGCTAAATTTCTTAACAAATTCTTCAAAGTCAGTTCCTTTATAGACTTTCTCTGAGTCTCCAGCAAATGGATCATCTGATGCAATTGCCAGATGAATCTCTAACTTGGGGAACATATATGCCAATTCCATACAACGCTTACGAATGAGATCAATTGGAATCGTAATACTGAAGATATTTGGATCAGTTTGAAACGACACTGAAGTTCCAGTGATCTTAGTAGGTTTTTTAGTAACTGATGGCTTTCCAATTTTTGACATATTATCAGTAAAAGCTTGTTTATATAACTTATTGTTGCGATAAACTTCAACCATAAGTTTAATGGAGAATACTGTTGCTAATGATGCTCCAACTCCATTCATACCAATAGTCATACGATCTTCGTCATTAAAGTTACTACCAGCACGAAGTTGAGTATAGACTACTTGTGGTGTTGGCACTCCAGCTTCTTTATGCTTTTCTAGTGGAATTCCTCGACCATAATCTCTGATAGTGATAATATTATCAGATTGATCTACATGTACATCAATTCTATTACCATATCCACGAACATGCTCATCAATAGCATTATCCAAAACTTCACAGAATAGCTTGAACTGCCCTGGAATATATTCAATTTCTTTCTTTACCATTTTATCATTTTCGTCCATAACCCAGAACTCTTGAATTTCAGGTCTAGTACTACCGATGTACATGCCAGGACGCTTGAGACAATGCTCTACATCGGTTAAAATTTTGATATCTTGGTCTTTTGACATTTACGTTTCTCCAAAATCTGTCTACCAATCATATTACAATTGGAGCAAGATTCAACCAATTTCTTTTAACGCTTGATCTCTAGCGTCTATCAAATCTTGGAATTCGTTATCAGACCCACCATGATCTGGGTGGACTTTCATAACTTTCTTTCTAAATGCCTTAACCAATTCAGCTTTAGTAACAGTAGCAGAATCATCAAATCCAAGAATAGACTTCCAGCTTTTCTTTTTGTCGGGCTCGACAGTCTTTTGACTTTGTTGATAATATCTTTGTTGTTGTTCATATCTAACATATTCTGCTTGTTTTCTAGCGTATTCAGCACGAGCTTTAGCCTCTTGTTCACGCTTTAACTTATCATCAGCCATTCTCATGGCTTGCTGAAAAATACTCTCGCTACCTACATGCCCAGTTGGATCTTTAGATACAATGTTGGGGAGATCTGGTGGTCTTGGAGGTATATTCCATGGAGATGAACTTCTTGTTGGAACAGAATTATATGATCCACCCCAAGACATATCAATAGCGTCTTGATTATTAATTCTATTTAAATCAGGATCATATGAGAGACCTCTCCCAAACCTTCCTCTTGTTTGTATCGTTACGCCAAGGGCATCTCTCTGTTCTTGGTGAGCTTTTTTAAAAGTTTTTAATATTTCTAATTTTTCTAGCTCATTCTTTTGAGCCATTTCTCTGACGATCTGATGTGCTATGGCATATCGGGCCTGATCACCACTATCTGGATTCAAAAATTGTCGTCTTACTTCCCAAGAAGCAGTTTCCCACCATTCTTCAATCTCAAATAATGTGATTGGAACACCATCAACTTCATATATTTTCTCAAATCTGTCTGGAGTGTCCATTTTTAATCGTTTGAACCTTCTGTCGAATCATTTCATCACAATCTAATCTATAAAAACAGCTTCTATTGAAAAATGCTTTTGGATTATTAATCGCTCTTGGATTTTCGACATAATTAAAATCTACTTCTTCTTCAAAAAACATTTCAAAAAGATATTCAACTGTGTATGGGGTTCCAGAAAGATTAATAAATTGTTCATATGAATCTAGATGAAATAGGTATTTATCAGTTAAAAACTCTGAAATTGCAGAAACATCAGTTGGCATAATTATCAAGTTTTCTGGTATACAAACAGGACCAGATTCTTTTGCATTCCAAAGTTTATATAACGCATTATGAACATCATCTTCATCTTGTGAAAATAGATTAGCCAAACGAATTATATGTACATATTTTTGCATTGATAATATATTAGTTCCAATTAAATTAGACTCGTTATAAAACGTCTCCAGCCAATCTTCATATTTCTTTTTAGACTCTGTATAAGGACTTAGTTGTCCCGTTTGAAAAACATAATCAGTCGAAAAGTTAATAAAATGAAATTTATGTCGAACTGCGAATTCTGTTAAATATTTTGGCAATTGGAAATTTGAAAAAGTAAAGCTATCAGAATCTTCTTGCACATTGGTTTTTGCAATACAGTTAATTATAACATCTGAAGAAGTTCTATTTTCTTCGTCTAATACATTATCCAAAAATCTATTTAACTTTCCCATTCCTTCAGATGTATTATCGAATTTTTCATATACTGGAATTACATTATATTTATGAATGCCCATTTCATCCAATAACTTTTTGGTTAAAGCTTTTCCGAGTCTTCCTCCAGCACCTAGAATATAGAAATTTTGATTCTCTTCTACTTTTGGTTCATGGCGAATCTCATCAATATCATCTTCTTTAGCCACGCCCATAAACAGAGAACTTGGAAAATTCGCAGTCACTGCAATATCATCGATAGATAAATTTCTATATGAATGGATTATTCCGGGTTCCACTTTGATTCGATACATTTTATCTGGGTCTGTTACAAAGTGAGCAACATTACCTTCTTCATCGACCAACATATAGATCATCTTGGATTTTATAGTAATAAACCAGTCAGTTTGATCTTCATGTTCGTGAGGTCCACGCATAACCAATGGCTCAGTGTGGGAGAAGTAGCACATTTGAGGTTCATTTTCTTTGACTTTTGGATTACGACTTTGATGCCAGCCAGATTTATTTGGAACTTCTTGGACATAAGATGAATTCATCTGTTCATCATCAGTTCTCCACAACTCACAAACGAATCCTCTAGAGTCACTAAATTGCTTAAGTTCATCAATTGTGACTCTACCATCAAAATATTCTGCTATTCTTGTATGTACAACAGTATCAAGCATCATTTCTCCTTCTGCTACCATGATATTCAGCTTCCCAGTTTGTATATTCTTCTAATCCATCTGGGGTCCAAACCATAAAATAAAGATAATGGTTAGCATGAGCCGATAATCGGTAAGTATTATCATATTTTCTTAAGTGCCATCTAAAATCTTTCATCTTCTTGCTTATTGTATCAGCGATTTGATTTAACTCTTCTTCTGTCTCTGGGAGGTCGTCTTTTAACAAAGGAACTACATGATTATCAAAGAAATCATATACACGTTTTCTATTCTGCTCAACTAAATTTGCCATCTTTGAATCCTTCCACATAAAAATCTACAGTTCTATCCAAAGACTCATTAAAGCTTTCAGTATATGATGATGCCACAGTCATTGGAACTTTCAAAGCATAAGCTCTATCATGCCCTGGTCGATCTTTAATGTATTCAATTTCAGCATTAACATCATGACGCTTTAAACTTTCTGCTATTTTATTTGCAATAAAGTTATTGTCGAAAAGATTTTTTGGATCTGCCAAATGAGTAATATAGTCATTGGTTCCATGCTGAAGAAGATTATCAATCAGTTTTACAGTATCTTCAACATACGTCCATTGTCTGATATTTTTTCCTTCACCATAAACTTTAATAGTTTCACCATTCAATGCTCGTAGAATAGACGCTGGAATCATTTTTTCTTTATGTTGATTTGGTCCAAATTGGTTAGCCATTCTAATGAACTTTACATTTAGTCCAAACGTATGAGCTTGTGCTGCGAGATATGCATCCTGAGCCACTTTAGATGCAGAATATGGATTACTTGGTTTATATTGATGATTGATATCAAACCAATCTTCAGGAGAAACGTCTAATGGTAAATCACCATAAACTTCATCAGTTGAGATATGCCAATATGTATCAATTTCCACATCTTTTAAAACTTGCAAAAGAATAACAGGAATTAATGAGTTCTCAGCAAATATTTCTGCTGGAGCATCAATGGAATTATCAACATGAGATTCAGATGCAAAATCTAAGACATCAACAATAGTACCTTTAGGCAACCACTTTTCAACAGCATAACTATTCAGACTAACAATATTGGCACATATACCTATCATATTATCATTTTCTAAAAATATTTCTTCATAGTTTTCTCTATTGTAGAGAGTGGCATATCCCATTTTATCAATTGAAACGACCATTTTATAATCATTGACTCTTCCAGAATCTACAAATCGTTTCAAAAAATTATAACCAATAAATCCCCCACAACCAGTTAACACTAAACTCTTCATCCTGTTACTCCATAAAAAAGTGGCTGCGATAATTATACCACAGCCACTTTCATTTTACATGTATTTTAGTTATCTATCAGTCAAGATTGAAATCAGTGTCACTGAAATCGACATCAAGATCACCAATATCAGCAGTCACTTCATCACCAGAATCTTCTGACTCAGCTTCTGCTTTCTTAGGTGTTGATTTCTTTGGCTCTTCGACTTCTCCAAAATCTGGATCATCATCAGAATCAATATCAACACTATCACCACTGGTTAAATCTTCTGCTGGCTCTTCACGACGAGTTCTCTTCTCGCCACCAGTTAGACCACCTTCCATCATTTCACGAAGTTCATCGCCACTCTTGATTCCATCACGGTCGATGATGAGCTTCTTGATGTCATACTTCTCGACTTGCTCAGAAATTCTTTCCATCTCTTCTTCGTCATCAACGATTGGACCATCTTTGCGAACGAAGTCAGACTCAAGATAGCTAGGCCACTTACGCTTGGCATTGCCAGTTTCCTTGAGAGTAAGTAAGAAGTCAGTACCTTCAAACGGATCCCAGAAACACATATCAAGCTTGTTGATTGCTGCTTCCATCTTTCTGAATACTTGAACACCAGCTTCATAAATCAAAACCTTACCTTCGTATTGCTTCTGATTTTCTGGTGCTTCTTTGACATAGACGAGAGTAAAATAGCGTGCTTTGGAACGCATGTTACCTGCTTGCTCTTGATCAAGTGAATTATCACTTGCGTAGAGTTTCTTGACTAAATCTGAAATTGGATTTGCTGCATTCTTATCGAATGAGCGTGGATCGATTGCTTTAACGTATTGGTTATCGCCTTCTCTTTCGAACATATGGTAGCGTACTTCTACCCATGGCTTACCCGAAGTTGATTCTGGAATTGGCAAGAATCTGATTTTGAACACAGTCTCTTCTTCACCTTGAACCATCTGTGGTTTAAACGCCCAATCTGGACCACCACCCTTGCTCTTCTCTTCTTCCATTTGTTCTTTTACTTTGTTGAACTGTTTTTTTACACTTTTAAATGCCATTTGATTTCTCCTACTTGTTTACTTGGTTACTTGTTTACTTGGCTACTTATTTCTTGTAATAACTCTTTCATTTCCAAGATTCTTTCATCAATTAAGTTTGCTAAATCTTGGTTATTTAAACGTCTCAGTATAATATTATACTGGTCGATGTAGTTTTTCAACAACATCTTTTCGACTCTTTTCAATCTTGAAATGTCAATGAAATCACAGCGTACAGCGATTGCCCAATCGAAGCGTTTTTCGCGTACATGTTTCATTGAGTATTTATATCGGTAAGTGTCAAAATCTATTGAGTTTTTTATACAGAAGTTCTCTATAAAGCTAATGCCAGCAAGCACTTCTGAGAAATAGTTTGCCTTCGTTGAACGAGTTTTTTTCCACTCATGATAAACGTTTTTACACTCTTCGCTCATCAAAATATATGGGTCAAACGCTTGTGGATTTACGTTATTATTAGCCCTAATATAATTCTTAATATCATGATCTTCAAGCTTCATAACATTCTTAAAATGGTCTGCAAGCATATGAAAATACCCTGCTTCCCCAGAAGCTTGAAAAGTTTCAAACTTTGGTCTGTTTCTTCCCATTGTAGTTCTACAATAACAATACAGATCGTATGGTTCCATTTCCATTATCCAAATAAATCTTCGATTGAATCTACATCTACATCCTTGAAGCCAGGTACACTCATTCCATATTCATTTTGTACAAATCTTAACAAAATCGCTTTATTACTTTCATCTAATTTCTTATATATTTGATCAGGGTTAACCCCAAAATATTCACACACTCCCGTTGTTATTTCTACGGGTGTATAGTTTGTACAATCAAATAGTCTTTTAAATAATTTATTAATAGCTTCTTTTTCAATTTTATGAACTTGTTGAGGAGATATTGATAATTTTGTCCCTATTTCCTCATAAGTCAAGTTCTTTTGTATTTTCAGATTCTTCGACATTATTCACATTCTCCTTGGACGATTTCTTCCCAGTATTTTTCTTTCCAAATTTAGTATCAATCTTTTCATTAGAATCGTCACGGTTATTCATGTGATTAACAAATTGTGAACCATTCGATATATCAACAAGTCTCATATAATTATAATCGACTTTCACTGGGAAACAACCACCATTTTTACTAAATCTTGATTTAGCAATGGTGATAAGCATTTCATTATCTTCTTCCATTTCTTTTGGACGAGCTAACGTAATAAGAACATCAGCAGTCTGAGCGATACCAATCGAATCAGAGATATCTTCCATACCAATAGTTTTCTGACCATATGATTGTCTGCCAGTCTGAGATGCTGTTAATACACATGCATCAAACTCAAAAGATAATGCACGAAGTTCTTCACAAACAGTAACAATCTTACCATAAGCATTGTCTGAAAAAACTTTACCATTTGGGCGAACTAATTTTAGATAGTCAACAATAATGAAATCTGGTTTAAAATCTTTTTTCATTTCAAGATTTTTCAATAATGCACGAATGTCATTACTTGATATTTCATTTGGTGCATATTCTTTGTAGATAAGTTTTCCTAGCTTATCTTTCTTCTTCAAAATATCACGCTTAGCAATGGCCTTCTTAATTGCATCTTGAGGTCTGATATTGATTTCTGTGATTGGAACATCAGCAAACTTTGCGTCAGTTCGTTGAGTAATATAATCTTCCCCCAATTCTAATGTTAAATATAAAACATTATAACCTTGAAGTGCTAAGGTTGAAGCTGCATCATTCAAACACAAAGTCTTACCAGTATTGGCTGGACCTGCATATACGAATAATGATTTTCTTCTATAGCCGCCACCAGTATATTCATCTAGTGTTGGAAGACCAGTTGAGAATTTCTCAATAGAAATCTCGCAACGAGCCATACGTTCTTCTAGATCTTCAAAATAATCCAACCCAAGAGAATCATCAAAGTTAACTTTGAATGCATTCTCCATAATTGAAACTACTTCTTCATGCTGATGACTTTCAATCTTTTCAACACATTGAATGATTGCATTCATAATTGTTCTAGTTTTGATAAACTTTTTAGTCTCATCATAAACCCAGTCATGAATTTCAGCCTCATCAATGTTAATGCTTAATGCAGCATCAAGAGTATCTTGAGCTTTCTTTTCTTCTTTATCGTCTCTACACACTTGTGCCAGACCTTTATCAGCCAAAACTTGTGCTGGTGGTGCTTTCATATATCGTCTATAATAGGCTATAATAGCTTGTACCACTTTCTGGGTATTAACTGAAAATAAATTTGGGTTCAGTTTACCTGCGAAAGTTCTTATATAAACGTCTGATCTAAGTAAGTTTTGAATAATATAAAATTCAATTTTATCTGCGTCAAAATCCAATTTTGTGTTCTCCCATTTAACATAACCATTATATCTTAACATCATTACGATGCAAGAGTTCATTATAAAGATTAAAAAACCCAGTCTTTTTAGACTGGGTTTTATCTTACTCAACAGTTTCTAATTCTTTTTCAACCTCTTCACCTGCACTCTCCTCTTCTTCATCTAAGAGATAAAGTGATTCGTCTTCACCAGTGAATGTTGAATATTGATAAGATTCTTCAACTCTCTCATTGAGAGGTTTGATGATTGCTTTCCATATATCTTTCGTATATAGATTCTTTTTCTGAACTTTCTTGATCTCATTACCATCATCATCTTTAATGGTATACCAAGCACCCTTCTGCTCTATGAATCCATGCTGTAATGCATCATCTAACATACCATAGAGAGGATTTACACCCCTCTTGAAGTCAATATACATATAACCACGATTTCCAAGAGGTACAAGTCGATTCTTGTCTGATGTTGCGATCACAATACTTGCCTCTTTCTTAACAATAGTTCTACCTTCAGAATCCTTACCATCAGTTTCTTTCAGAACTTTGTTCTGTAAGATAATGATACCACTCGTTGCGTATACGAAACCTTCACCACCAGACATCTTAATTGTTGGAGCACCCATCATATTTTGGATTTCATATGTGTGATTGGTAACAATAAGTGGAATCTCATGCTCTGCACATTCCATTGTCAATACACGAGCACATGCTCTAAGCTCTTTAGCACGCTGACCCATATCTGCTGCTGACTTTTCGCTTTCAGTATCAGCCAATTCTTTTGTACCAACAAGCCCACCGATTGAGTCGCAAAACATAATCACTGGGATGTCTTTTGTGTCAGGGTCAGAACGCCATTCACGCATAAACTTGACTGCTTGGTTTCTGAAATCTGAAATAGATTTAATTGGAATATGCATCATGATGTCAGGATCGACACCGAGATTACGAGCAAAGTTTGAATCGATTGCATTTTCTGAATCGAAATAAACAACCTGCCAACCCTTCTTCTGGGCTTCTCTGGCAGTACTCATACAAATAAACGACTTACCAACACCAGATGGTCCAGCAAGTGCCATGATTCTATTGTTTGGAAATCCTTTAAAATAAGAGCCACTAATAACTCGGTTCAACGCATACGAACCTGTACTAATATAGTCACTAATATTTGAAAGACGAGATTCAGTTAAAACTGATGCTAGTTTATTTGTTTGTTGAAACTTTTTAATGAACTTAGATGCTCTATCTTTTTGTTGATCTAATTCATTTACCTCTTTTTTACTTTTTGCCATTTGAATTACTCCTTACTTGCATTACTTTGTAGATACTGTGATATTACTTCATCTAAAAATATTACTAAACTTTCATCATCGATTTTGGAACTGTCACTATCTAAAATAACTTTTCCTTCTTCGATTCTGATTACACCTAAAACTTGTGGATACTTATGAAAAATCTCTTGCGAGTCCATTATATTTATCTCCTATTTAGCCTTTATTATACCACAAAGTTCAGCAAGTTCACCCAAACATATCTTCAATATCTTCAGTGTCAAAACTTGGCAATTGCCAGTTCAAAATACTATAAAACACCTTTAGTGGCTCTACCCAAACTTTCTGTGCCATTTTGTCAACATCAATTATGACACCAAATTCTTTAGGCAACGTACCTTTCCAAGATATGACATCATGTGCATAATCCATGAAGCTTTGACAATTTTTAATATACACGACTTTTACTTTGTCACCTTCATAAATGGATTCATAATCATTTTCAATCCCTGCACGCTTTAATAATGCATTGTATCCAATACACCCTTTAATATGGAATGGAGTTCCTTTAATTGGTTCGCCATCTAATCCAGTCCATTTGGCAATATTGTTCGCACTACTATTTTTAGCAATATCATTCGCTTCACTGCTTACCATCTCAGTGTAAATAGCCTTTACATAATCATTGGTTTTCTTCTTATCTTGTGTCTGAAGTAATACTTTATAGAATTCAATCAATTTCTCACGAGTCTTTTCTGGAGTGCTTGATCGAACTGCTTCTAAACCTTTGACTTCAATTTCATGATCACTTCCAGGATGCACTGGACCATCTTCCCCAATAATCACCCACGCCACATAACGCTTCTTGGCAATGAATATGCCACGGCGAGCAACCATTTCACGCTTAAACACAATCATGCATTCTGGACAATTCATGGCTTTAAGAGCTAGCTTCTTTTCAGCAGCATCAATTACTTTCACGAAGATTGGAGAAATCTTTTCATCCAAGAACTTCGCAGCTTTCTGTGTATCATCAAAATCTTTGTACCCAAAGCTTTCAAGCACTGCACCAGCATGAGTATATAGTGAGTCAGTATCACCGTAGACGACTGTATTAGGAATAGGTTTAGCACCAACCTTAGTTCCAGGTCCAGATTCAGCCCATTTTTCCCTAAAGAAATCATCAACTGAATCCATGGCAGTCTTAATTACTTCTTGTCCAGTTGCAGTTACAGCTAATGCATTATCTTTATCGTAGAAACGAGAATAGATGGTCCCAACATACCCATAAACTGAGTTAATCAAGATCTTATAGTTTTGTTGAAGCATCTTGTTAAGACGCTCACCATCAACATCACCTTCTTCGTGACACTTAAACTGAAGTTTCTTATGTGTCTGACGATTATCAAACCATTCTTTAACGAAACGAGAAATAATTCCAGGTTTATCATGTCGATATACTGCCCCATTAGAGGCAATCGAATAATTATTATCTTTGATTTCAGTTACCATGTCAGAAACAGTCATACCATCGTCAGTAGCTTCAACATTCTTTTCCCATGTCTCAACTTCTTCACCAGACAAGATTAATTTAATAATCTCTGTTGCTTTTCTGTTGCACTTATAAACTTTTGTTTCTGGAGAAATGTTGTGTTGCATCATAATCGATGGATATAGAGACGTTGCATCGTAAGAAATAATCCAATCCCAACAACCAACTCTCGGATCTTTAACAAATGCACCATCATATTCTGAGTCCTCACTTGGATCTGAGTCAGGAACGATAATTTTATCCAACATCAAGCGAGATATAAATGCTCCATCAAGAACACGCACTGTTTTCTGGAATTGTTCAAATGGAACACGACAGTTATAGCAAATACCAAACATCATATCCATAAAACCAAGCTTCTGATCCAAGCGAACCAGAAGACCAACGTCTTGGATGTTATATTCAACATAACGTTGCCAGTTATTATTATACAATTCTTTTATTGAACCTGTATACGCTAGCTTCTTTTCATCAATTTCAACTTTAGCGATATAATCAAGCTTGTATGATGATTGTTCAACTGGTCGATATTTCTTATACAAATCAATATAATCAATTAAGTTAATACCTGCAATTTCATATACTTCTTGTTCACGACCAAATCGAAGTTTCTTGGTAACAGATTTGATAAACCCAATTGGAGACAATTGATTAGTTTTCTTTTCTCCTAAAAGTTTATATCCACGATTAATGATATATGGAATATCGAATAAATTACTATTCCAACCAGAAATCACATCTGGATGTGTTTTCTTGACAAAACCAATAAAAGTTTCAATGAGTTCTTCTTCTGTATCAAAGCATTTCACCCAGTCTTTATCAGAAAGAACTTGATTTCCATCTTCATCAACATAATTTCTATCAAATTCTTTCTCTGCAAAAACAAAATAACGTTGATACTTAGTCGAGTATACTGTAATTACAGTAATAGGCCAAGCAGCGTCTTCTGCTTTTGGGAACCCTTTCTCAGAGTGAACTTCAATATCCAAAAAGTGAATATCAAATTTTGGCTTTTCAAAATCTACACCAGACCATTTATCAAGTAAATATCTATTTTCAACATCAATATCAGATTCATATAAGTTTCTACCTGCAGCTTTATACATCTCTTTAGCTTCACGCATTTTCCCATACGTCTCAAAAGTCTTTCTTTTAACATTATTTCCAAATATACTCTTGTACTCAGATTCTTCATCAGTTGGGATATAGAAATAAAGTGGTGCAGAGTCTTTAATATAGACCTTTTCACCATTTTCATTATATTCCCAACAATGAATCGTATTACTGTTTCTTGAATAATAAGTAGAACTATACATTAAATCTCTTCTCCGTTATATTTTACTGTCCTGTTGATCCAAGTCCAGCATCGCCTCTAATTTCATTTGTTGGCTTGTTTTCCAATTGAACTAAAGAAGTAATTGGAACTTCTTTTAGCACCATCTGTGCAATCTTATCACCCTCTTCAAGTGTAACAGGCTCTTTGGATGAGTTGTATAGAATTACCATAATTTCACCCGTATAGTCTGCATCGATTGTTCCAGGGGTATTCAATACAGTTAGACCTTTCTTAGCAGCATTTCCAGATCGTGGTCGAATCTGTGCTTCCCATCCAGGCATCAACTTTAAGTGAACCCCAGTGTGACAAATCCATCGATCCCCAGGCCCAATAACAAGCCCACATGGCTTGACGAGGTCTGTCTCAGCATCGAATGCTAAAAACAAATCAAATCCAGCATCATAAACATGAGCTTTTTCTGGGAGCCTTGCTTTTGGATAGTCTATAATATTAAGCCAACATCCGAATTCTCTGATCATCAGTCAATCTCCAAGTCTGAAAAATCTGGAACTTCTTCTGATAAATCAGAGTCTGGCTCAAGATCATCGTCATGAGTATGAACTTCTCTTCTAACGTCAAGAAGTTCATCTTCAACATCATCATCATCAGGGGTCATAATAGAAGATGACATTGGTGTAGTTTCATCTTCTTCACTTGGCTCTTGGATACCAATTTCTTCAGCGAGTGCTTCACAAACCCCATCTGGACTCAGTGACATAAGCTTCAAATACTTCTTAAACTCATCTGGACTTAATGGACCACAGAGAGACGGAGCACCGCGACCCGTTCCAAGCTTACGGAACTCTCGGATATCAACGTCAACTTCACCATCGTCCCAGACTACAGCTTTAATTTGAAATGCTTTCTTTGGCTTTTCTTCTTTATCTTCATCACTCATCATTTACTCCTTTAAAATGATATCATTTGTGACCAACTATTATAACAAGCTACTTGTTGAGGTGCAATTTATTTTTGTTTGGATACCCACTTAGAATGTTTCATAATTGCAGGATCATTTATAATTTTTTCAGATGTATTAAATTCTTTTCCAAGGGTTTTTTCATCATATAGATCGTGTATTCCGCTATGACACATTCTGCAAATATTCATTCCATCATTTAATTGATCTTTTGTGAAGTTTTTCTTATACCATTTTTTACTATGTAAAGTTTTTGGTATTAAATGATGAAATGTTAATTTAATTTCTCTTTTGCATAATGGACAGACTCCATATTTTTCACGACAACCCATTATCAAGCCTCTCTTTTATAATTTTACGCAAATTTTTTGCATGATTAGAATCTATACGAATCCAGTCTTTGTAATATTCTTTTGGTATCTTTGGATTATTCAAAGACGCACCACGATAAAGATAAGTTCTATTATGTTCTTTGAACATTTCTAACATTCTATTACATGTATATCCATTTGGGTGGTCTTTTAATTCTTCATATTGTTTGACAGAATAAAGCTTTTTCATAACAAAACGTGCTTCTTCCATGGTGTAGTATTTCTTTCTTCCAAATGTAGCATGGACCATCTTTTTATCGATTCGATCAACCAGCATATCTGATATACTTAAACCCCTTCGAATATCATTCTCCCAAAAATCTAACCAGTCTTTCATTTGTTCAGGAGAACCATATACACAATGATTCAAAGTGGCATCTTTATTATAAATTCCTATAATCCAATGTTGATGTCGCCATTTATTAATATGATCTAATGCTAAAGGAGATGCTGAAGATACTGAACCAGTAGTGGTGGATTTAATTTCAAAATCAAACACATTTTTTCTATATCGAAGTCGGGCATCTATCCCAATACGATTATGATTCGTTTTTTTCAGACGAAATAATTTAGTAAGTTCAGCTTCACGTTCGTTATCTTGAATCTCTACTATGTCCATCCATAGTATTATAGCAAGCCGTAAAGTTTATCCAGCTACTTTTTCTTTTGCCTTTTTGAAGTCTTCCATTTTTTCTCTTTGTTTTTGATCTTCAATGACTTCTTTGGCTACTTCTTCTCTCATAATTCCAGCAGCTTTCAATGCTTTTTGTTTCTTTCTTTCTAAATGTTCTTGGAGTACAACTCTACGTCTTACTTCTGGAATGGATCGAACAATTCTTGCAATTTCAACAAAACACTGAGCAGATTGCTCATGTTTTTCTTTCCCTAAGCGTCTTAATGCTTCAGTTAAAGTTTTTTCAATTGCATCATTGCAATCAGTCTCAGTCCAATTTCTTGGTACTTTATGGTAAGCCATGGTTAATCTCCAAACATATCTTCAATATTGTCCAGCGACTCGTCTTTCTTTTTTGTTGGACGAGTCTGCATGTGGAATGGTAGGGTTTTTCTACCATACCAATTTCTTAAACATTTCACATCATCTCCGAGATCATGACGATGATGTGGGAGGTGAATCACATGTGTAATGTAAGTGTCCAAGAAAATCATTTCATCAGACATTTCCCCCCATTTTTCAGCCCATCTACTTCTGAACTTAATATCAGCTAGAGCAGAGGTGATTTCTTCTGGATAGATCGCATCACGATCAGTTATCCTAGAACTACCAATGTTAAACAGTTGGAAGAATCCACTCGCATAACATGGATCTTTTTTGGACATTTTGATATCTATTCCTTTTTCCCATAACAAGAAATCATCATAGTATCTAATTTTTAATCGTTTTGTACCGTGAATACATTCTGGATTTAATTCTTCTTTTTCAATTAAATCTCTGAAATTATCTTGCAGTATAATGTCTGCATCAAATGTACATAACCAATCTGAACGAGACATAGTATTCCACCCATCATTCAGAGCTTTACCTTTATTAAATTTAGCATCATCTTCGTATAAGCGATCAGATATAACATATCGTACACCATTGTCATCACAAACTTTTTTAGTTTCTTCATCACGATCTACAGTGACAATTGCGATATCATCGAAATAATCTTTATTTCGTGGAAGAGTGTGCTCAAGATAATCTGCATAATCTACACATACAAGACATGCTTCTATTTTCATTTTAGCCCCCTTTCAGAAGACTACATTAGTATTTAAAACATCAGAGTAGTAATTTCCAAAATCTTTTTTAATGTTGTTCTTTCTATTAAGTATCATTTTAACAAATTCTTGCTTAGTTGGCAATGATTTCTTTGGTTTTAATTCTTCATAATGATCTATAAAGTTTTTGTAAATATTTAAAAACTTATCGTCTGGCATAGACTCTATTTTATCTAATAAAGGACTAATCACATTTGGATCAAGAGTGATCTCCCCATCCATATGTGCATCTGCAATATCCGAATAAACAGTCTTAACATTTTCATATGGTTGATAATCTGGATCTAATTCATCATCCCCAAAAAATTGAAACCCAAGATTCCTGTCAATAGCCAGTGTTTTATTTTCCTTGTCATCTTCATGATCGACGCTAATAAACTGATCAGAGTGAATGTCATAATTGCTTATTAACCAGTCAATGACTTGCTCTTTCTGATACTGTTCAACCATTTCTGAAGTCATCTCTTTTGACGTAGACGACGCAGTATCAATAAATGGTTTAAAAGACCCTAACTTTTCTTCACCATTGATTTCTAACGTGGTGGCTATAGTTGGCACATAATCACCATCAGGCATAAGAGTTCTTTGTAGACGACTTGCTAATTCTTCTACGTAAGGTGACCAGTCATCTGCTGGTTTGAACAAATATTTTTTATTATTTAATTTTGATACGAAGAAATGTTTTGGGAATGCACCACCAAGATCTTTTTTGGCACTCCCTTCGTATTCAAGATCTGATGATAAAACATCATTTAATTCTGTGTCATCCCACCAATCTTCATTGAAAACATCAATTATTCTTCTTTTCAATTTCATAACTTACTTCCAACTTACCACTAATTATCATATCGTAAAGCTTAAAATGCTCAGCAATTCGCTTTGATGTAAATCTAGTAGTGTCATTGGTTTCAGCAGCTTTAGGTATCTCTCTACGCATCTCTTCTGCATAATCAGTAGACAATGGATTGGTTTCGTAACCTTCTTCCACTATACCATTTAACAAGAAGGCAGTATAACGTTTGTAGCAAGTTAAACATTCTCCACACTTTTCTTTCTCTCCATGATAACATGAGCTAGTTTGGAACAATAAATCTAAAGGCATACCATTGTCTAATGCCCAAGTGATAGTTTCAGCTTTGGTCATTTTGGCAAATGGAGATTCAATAATGGTTTTATCTTGGAAAAAAGAATTTGTGAATGTTAGTAGTTCACTAGTATCATCAAAGAAGCGAACACTCTTATCGTGTTCTTTTCCATTTTGTTCTCCATCCAATGCATTGATCCACACTCTGGGTGCAAACATAGAACCAATAGTCGCCAACATAACGTTGCGACTTGGTATAATTTGGTTTGATAATCGTGATTGAATTAACGGAATCAGACCATTTATACGAAGTTCTCTAACATTGGGGACAAACCTTAACCAGTCTTCATTATTGGTATATGCTTGAGAGACGATATTATGCATAGCATTAAGTTCTTTGTGTGCATATTCATGATCCATATCTACAAATAAACATAATGGCTTTATGCCAAGTTGATGTTTTGCGTAGCTATAAGCAATCAGACTATCAAGCCCACCGCTATACATAATTGTTACATCATATTTATTTTCCATATTGATCACTCCCATCTCTGTTTAGCCCACGATCCCCTTCGATCATTTTCTCGTCTTCTTCATATGGCATCACAATCCAATGTTGTGTTTTAATACCATATGTTATAAGTTTCTCTTTAAAAGTATCAGTTTCTTGATACTTTCCATCAATAAGAACTGGTGCGAATTTCCAATCAAATTGATATTGAATCCCAAATCCAGAATACTCATTATAAATCAATTCAAAAGTTCTTCCTTCTGCGACGAGATCCTCTACAAAAACAACACGAGATAAATATTCATTCGTATTCATCAATATCTTGGAAGTTTTAGGAGAATACATTCCAATTGGAATGTTAAGATGTTTAGCAATAATATGTGAAGCTGAAAGACCTCCACGAGAAACTGCAATAATCTCATGAGGATCATATTCTTTCATATTATCTGCCATAGATAAACAGATATTTTTGAATGTTTTATAATCCAACATCGTTTTCATAATCTAAACTCTTCAAAATAAAGATTAAGTTGGGTTCCAAAATGATAGACTGGAATTGGACATAATTTTTTCAATTCTACAACTTGATTCCAATCGCTTTCTATAAAACACACCATTCTTAAATCTTCATCTTGGGAAGCATAATGACTTATCCAACGTGCTTTATGGTATATGACATGATCAATACCCCAATCTTTTCCAGATTTGGTAGCCATGTGTAAACGATGGGGTCCAATTTCATATTTGTTTAACCATTTCCAAGTTGGAGATTCGTCTTCTTCTGGACGACCTGTAATAATAACAAAATCTCCACTAGGATAAAATGTTGGATACATTTGATCTCTTAGCTGATGTAATTTATCAATTGCTTCTTTACTGACATCACCATCCCATTGAACGTCGGCACATATTACACCATCTAAATCATATCCTATAACAGTTCTCATATTTACTCCCATGTTTGGGGTGCAACATTACATGTCTTACAAAGTGGGATTCTTTCAGATTTATACTCATGCCCATTAAGAAGATCATCGACTGTTAATTGTAACTGCTTTTCTGCTTCAATGCAACAAGTATTAATATATCCATCCCAGAGAACTACATACGTATTCTCATCAAGATAAACACATTTTTGTCCATATTCGACATTTGTTCCACCTTTACCCCAATCATGATTCTCTTCTGGAGTTCTTCCATAGACAGTAACTTTAGGTAATACATCACTCGCTAACCAAATGATTTCTTCATCTACAGGTTTATGGAGAGAAATAACTAATTCATCTAATCCAGTTTCTTTGAGTTGGTGGATCCTTTTCTCATTTAACATAACTGCATTAGTTGACATTCTAGTATATGGAAGCCTAGAAGAAGCAATCGTTAAGAATTCCATAATTTTTGGATGCATTAATGGCTCTCCAAAATTATGGAAAGCAACAGGTTTCTTTTCTGGTGCTCTCTCGCAGAGTTCCATAACTTTCATGAAAGTTTCTGGAGACATAAACCCTTTTGGTCGCTCCATAGTTGGTTGAGGACAATATGAACATTTCAGATTACAATGTCCCACTAACTCTACTTGAAATGGGTGCTGATTCATCCGAACATATCCTCAATAGATTCGCTTTCCTGTTCACTCTTATGAGGATTCCCCAGCAGACCGATGTTCTTTTCGATAACATGATGTGCAGTTCCCTGTGGAGCATCAAACATCTTATCGATGACTTTGAACGTTTTAAGCTGTTCTGTCTTAAAACAAGTCTCCCAAAGCTCAGGACAACCAGTGTAAATAAGACTATGAAGCATGCTTACATATTCAACTAACATATACACATTATGACTCTGAACGACATTATAAAAAAGCGATTCGCTACTACTCTTGAGAGCGTCTTCATTCAGAATATCCAAATGAGTATAACCATCACATACAGGACACTTACATGGAAGAGGAGTATCATCAAATTGTCCAATTAGACGATTCGACAAGTGATAGCTCATAAATCCAGTTGAGCTTGGATAAAGAAGATATTTTCCCCAGCCACCATTCTGAGTAGCATATGAACTATCAAAACTTACATTGATCTTATATCCACGTTGATTCATTTTATATTTCAAGTAAATCATAATTGGCATAAAGCGTGTTGATGATAAACCAAAGAAGTGAATTAGTTTGCAGCGTTCTTCATTACTGAATTCATCATTATCCATAAGAACTGAAAATGCAATCAAAACAACATACATGTTCTTACGAAGAGATCCAAGTGCCCAACCATTATGGACATCAAGATCTTTAATGTTATTATACCAATAATCGCGTTGATCAAACGAGTGACCGTGAAGAACATTCAACCAATCAAATTCAGATTTGAATCCACGCTTCTGTAGATATCCCACATTTTCTTTTGTTTTCTTAATAGCTTCATCCATGTCAGCATGAGTAAGATTATTTGTATCACTACGAATACTCCATGGTGGAACGTCAATGATTGGTGCTACAGTTGAGTTCCCTTCCATCCAAGTATAAAGTTTTTCAAGAGTTTCATCATCACATTTCAGTTCTCCAGTACCAATCTGGAACCCACCAGAGTCACCGAATACAATGTCAGTATCCTTTTCTAGATCATTGATACCAATGCTCTTCATGAAATCGACATCCTTGTAGTTGTGACCTGCAGAAGTCAAAATATATGGGTGATGAAAACACTGTTCTTCTGGAGTCATTCCATTTAAATAGAATCTTGGACTCTTCCCATTCACTTTCCAATTATTTTTCATAATGGATGTGTGTGTAGCAATCGAAATTGCTGGGAAGAAAATGGCTTTTTCGTCGTATTTCATATTAAATTATTCACTCACTTTCTTCAAATCTGCATAGATATTAGCAGCTTCACGCATATCAACATTATTGTCGTCAATCATAACTTTTAGTCTATTGGCTATAGAATCAATTCTTTTTTTAGCAATTCTTTTTTGGATTTCTTCTGACCAATTATTATCTGGAGAATGATTCCAAGGTATACTAAATTCAAAGTCCATCAGTTCGCCTTTATATTACATACGTCAAAGAATTCTTTACGAGTTTCTGGATTTTCTGCAAATGCCCCACGAACAGAACTAGTATACATCCATGAATTAGGTTCTTCAACACCACGAATGGTCATACAATGATGCTGAGAACGAATAACAACGATAACACCTTTTGGATTCAAAAGGTCTTGAATATAATTTGCAATTTGTTGATTCAATTCTTCTTGAATTTGTGGTCGTCTCATGAAGAATTGTGTTATTCTAGCCAACTTTGATAGACCAACAACTTCTTTATCAGGAATATATCCAACCCAAGCATGACCAATGAAAGGACAATAATGATGAGAACACATAGATTTCACTGAAATTGGTCCAGAGATGATCATTTCATCATAATCTTTAGTGTTTGGGAATTTTGTAATGTTTGGTGGTTCTGAATAACAACCAACTAATAGCTCATCCATGTACATTTTAGCCATACGTTTAGGAGTTTCTCTTTGATTTGGGTCATTTTCCCAATCGAACCCCAATTCACTAAGCATATTCTGGAATATTTTTTCCAATTTTTCTTTTTTCTCTTGTTTTTCTTCTTTTGATAGGATTAAATTACCATTAGATAATATTTTTTTATCGCACATAAGATCTCCATTATAATTACCAACGTATGGTACAAAGTGATTAATCAGATTATATCAAAGGATTCTATTATGTCAATCCCTTTATTTTATGTATATGCATTGATCCAAGAAAACCAGGACATTATGATTATAACCTAGATTTTTGTTTTTTATACGAACCATTTTATATAGGTATGGGTAAAGGCTATCGTTGCTTCGCTCACTGCAATCCTGGGCAGATTAAAAGAGAATCCAATAAATTTAAAAAGAACAAAATAAACAAAATAAGAAGAGAGACTCAGGATAAACCTAAAATAATAAAATTATACGAAAATTTAACAATAGAAGATGCTGAAAACATAGAAATACAATTAACAAAAGCTATAGGGAGAAAAGATTTAGATTTAGGACCATTAACCAATTTAACATATGGAGGTAGAGGTCCAAATGGGGTCGTCCAATCAAAAGAAACAAGAGAAAAGAAATCAAAAGCTTTAATTGGAAGATTAAGGCCGGACTTCAAATTAACAGATGAAGGTTTAAAAAGAAAACAAAAATCATTATCTTCATTTTGGAGAGGAAAACCAAAACCCCCAGAGCAAAGAGAAAAAATACGAA